TTTTTTAAAGACCTCACTAAACTTCTTTTTGCCGTAAAACATATACTCAATCAAAGCACTCTGAGTCGTGCTGAGCATATGCCCATCAATGTTCCGATAGTTTCGGCATTTCGTCCAATTTATTATATCCCGAATTAGATCTTCATCCAGGACCCCCACAATCGTTCCTTCAAGTAGATGGGGTGTCCGCCCAAGGAAGCTTGATTCGGACAATGTAACAAATGGTCGCGTGACTTCTTTCTTGTCAATATCGGTGTAGTTAACTCCATGCCTTTTAAAGCACTCCGACAAGGCGATATTATTGAAGTCATTTTTAATCGCATCCGAAACAGAAATCCAAATGTCATCACCATAAACCAAACAATCAACGTTCTTTTTAAACGAAGCGTACGTTGCCTCTTTCTTCTGTTTGAGCATAATGTCACGATAGGCCATGTACACATACATGTACATACAGATGGTATTAACTACAACAGTTAATGGTTGACCGGATGGACTGCAACACATAGTCTGGAATACCGTATTATAGGCCACGTTGATGCTATCCGTAACTTCAGCTCTCAAGGCTGATCTCATGATCTTATACATTTTGTGTGTTTCTAAATTTTTATCATACTGTTCATACCAAGCATTGATAATCGTATAAACTGAACGCACAAGTTCGGTTGGTAAGGTGGGCCCAAAGTTCTTTACATCCCCACAGATGATGTTATTATGCCATCTCAATTTTTTAACCATTTTCTGCCAGTCAGAGCCGAGACAATTAACACCCACAGCTGAAAAGCCATCAAGCGCGTGGTCGTAGAAGGCCGCAACAAAATCCATCGTCAATCGCCGTGAAGCTATAGTATGTTCAACGGGTCCAGCTTGGATTAACCTAGGCTTATCAATCTTAGCTTCACTCTTCCTCTCATCTTTGAGGACGCAATGGAACACAGTTGGAGGTGCATTCCCACTCGCACGCATCAGATTGTAATCCTCATGAATTCTTCGCAAATTTTCATCAGTATACATTTTCTTCTTCCCCGATGTCTCCTGAATTGAGATAAGTTCTCGTTTGCTCGTAAACTCATAATTAAGGGGGAAACCTGTGCTTGTGTTTAGGTCCATACCAGGCATATGCTTAACGAGGGGATTACCCATAACAGCTTCATCAAAGCTCCGGAAGCCATGAACTTGTGTCCGGGGAACATTCGTTGAAATAATGTCATTTTTAATGCAATCCAAAGCGTGATCAATCTCATCTCTTGACCAAGTAACTGCTGGATTATTACCTCCCACAGCCTCGGCCATCTTTCCAACACCTGGTACTTTTTCCCCATCTGTCAAAAACCTGACAGGCTTCTTAGTTGGCTCACCGAGAAGATTGTACATCGGCGATTTCTTAATTTCAGACCACACTGCATGTCGGACTGGCACCTGAACATTCCCAACATGGATCAAATATTCTTTAAGCGGTAAAATCGCATTGCTCTCTGCAACATGTGACCCCCTCACAACCTCCTGAAAAGTACCAACAAAGCCTGAAACATCCGTTGTTAAATCCTT